ACTTTTAATGATATCCCGTGTTTAGCTAGTTTTTCTCTATGAGCATAGAAGCTAGGACCATGACTCATAATTCTTTCTTTACCTTCACGTTCACGTTTAGCTCCGTCAATGTCCCATTGATATTGATGCACCATTTCATGTGCTAAAGTAGTGATTAACCATTGTTTACAGAACCACTTGTCCATGAGACGGATTTTACAATAGGTTTTGCGATATTTAACTATATCATAACTAGCATAGCACATTCCCCAGTATTTCCTACAGCGGGCCGTAACCTCAAATTCAGGCATGTTCAACTTATTGTTAAAGCATGCCTGATTGATTAGTTTATATAGTTCAACTACTTCAGCTTTGTTAGTTCGGTAGCTTAGACGTTTTTGATAACCGATACTTGGTAGCGGTTCACGCATTAGTTTGGAAAGTTCGGATCTTTTTGTCATAATGTATTTATTGTAACAGAGCTATGCAATGTAGCAATATATTAGGAAAAATAACCGATTTATTATCCTAGAGTAAATATATGTTTAGGAGATAGAAATGATAGATTTTTTTAAGCGTTTGTTTGGCTTTTCAGCTAAACCAGTCGAGGCTGCACCGGCCAATGTAACTGCACCGTACAAAGTACCGGAACCGGCAGCTACTACACCAATTCCATTGGTTGTAGAATCAACTGCACCAGCTAAAGCTACACCAAAGCCAAAAGCACCCGCTAAGCCACGAGCACCAGCAAAGCCGAAAGCGGCTACAACTGCTAAAACACCAGCAATGCCAAAAGCGGCTGCACCAGCAAAGCCAAAAATTAAAGTAGCAAAATAACTACTAGTTGATTAATGAAAATAGGGTTTGATGTAATCAGTGATTTGAATCTTACCCCAGATGAAAATTTCAACTGGGAAGGTAAAGCAACAAGTCTCTATTGTATTATAGCAGGTAATATCAGTAATGATTTACGTACTATTCATCAAACCCTATTACATTTATCACGCTTTTATCAAGGTATCTTCTATACCGCAGGTTCATTAGAATATGAAAAATCATCTAGTATATCAGTTCGTACTACTGAACTTTTTAAAATTAGCAAGACTATAAAAAATGTAATATACTTACATAATCATGTAGTTATCTTAGATGGAATAGCTATAGTAGGAACAAACGGATGGTATAAATCTAGTTTTGAGGATCTTCCAATAAATGCCGAAGAGCTGGATGTTGAAAGATATGAAGATATAGGTTATTTAGGTAGTACTATAGAAAAATTGCAATTACATTTAGATGTTAAAAAAATTGTAATTGTAAGTCATTCAGTTCCCGGTCAAGAATTATTCTTTGGTGAAGAACCTGATGATATACATACCGTACCTCCTTTAAAATTAGCTTTAATTAAAGACTCTGAAGGCAAAGTTACTAATTGGGTATATGGAAATTATGATAAAACTGTTGATATAGTGCATGGCAATATCAATTATATAAACAACAGTTATTATAAAAGAAAACCCTATTGGGCTAAAAGAGTAGAGATTTAGCTAGCTTCTGCCTCTACTTTAACTTGTAGAGGAAAGCCCTGACTTCTTGCAGAAACCGTTACTTCAATACCCTTTTGTTCAGCAATTTCATAAGGCAAAATTGCTACTACTGCACTACCTTGAGCATGAATGTTTTCAGTAATATTTGCAGCCGTATCATCGGTATAATTAAAATATTCAATTAAACTACCTACAACAAATTCCATACTTGTAACATCATCATTTAAATAAATGATTTTGAACAATGGAGGTTCTGTTAAGTTCAAATTAGGCTTGATTTTGATTTTTGTTTCTGTTTTAGACATAGTTTTTTTGATAAGTTAAGTGTGCGACACCCGCCGCACACTATTTGTTAACGAACTTCTATTATATTATTTAGTGTAACTAATAGCAATAGTTTTCGGTTTCTTTTCTTCGGGAATAATTCTTTCCAGATTGATAGTTAAAATACCATCTTTCATTATTGCCCCTACTACTTCTACGTGGTCAGCAATAGTAAATTCACGTATAAATCCACGGTCGCTAATACCTTTGTGTAAGTATTCCATCGCAGTATCTTCTACTGCTTTGTTTCCCGTAATAGTTAGTACACGATTATCTAACTTGATACTGATTTCACCCTCAGCAAATCCAGCACAGGCTATTTCAATATTGAAGGTATCTTCTGTTAGCTTGACTACATTATACGGGGGATAGTTTGATTGTCCCTGTTGAGCATTCATTCTCATTAAATCGTCAAACATGTTATCGAAACCGATACCAAATTTATGAATTGAGGGAATGTCTAAGGAACGAAGGGTTAAAGTTTTTGTCATTTTATTTCTCCTATTAAGCAAGTTATGACTATTTTCAGACCCGACCATCGGCATCTGAATACGTATTTATTCTACTAAAAATACGCAAAAAATTCTATTATTTAGGATCAATTAATACAACTTTTTAGGGAGACTTTGGTCACGTAAAAACTTGTCCCAACGTCTTTTAGCCTGACTTTTCGCTAGTTTACGTTTCACTGTTGGCTTCACAAACTCTTGGCGATCACGTACCTCTTGCAAGGTCCCGTAATCCGTTATCATCTTTTTGAATTTACGTAATGCTTTTTCAGCATTACCATCGTTAACTAAAACTTTGCGTCCTCTAATCATATTGCGGCTTTTGGTTGTAAAATTTGCTCCTGATTAATATTTATCTTTTTAATGTTATTTTCACGGTATTTCTTAGTGTTATACATATGAGGCATTAAAACCTTCTCAATTTCAGTATGTAAACCACGTGCACCAGTCTTTAATTTCATCGTATTTTCAGCTAATTGTGAAATAGCACCTTCTGTAAAATCCAATTCAATATCATCTAAACTAAGCAAATACTTATATTGGTCAATATAGTTGTTTTTAACTTCAGTTAATACTTGTATCATTTCTTCTTTAGTCAAATTCTCTACACTAACTGTAGTAGTAAAACGCCCAATGAATTCAGGTATCATCCCAAATCGTGTAAGATCGTCAGGGGTAACCATAGACAAATCACCCTCTTTACGTGCATCTTTGATATCAGCCCCAAAGCCAATACTAGTACCATTTAAACGATTGTTTACAATATCTTTCAAACCAACAAAAGCACCGCCGGCAATGAATAATATATTCTTTGTGTTAATCTCTAACATATCACCACCGGGATGTTTACGTCCGCCCCCAGCTGGAATACGACAAGTAGTTCCTTCAACCATCTTTAATAATGCTTGTTGAACACCTTCACCTGATACATCACGTGTAATACTTGCACCCTCACTTTTACGGGCAATCTTGTCAATCTCATCAACAAACACAATACCACGCTCTGCTAGTTTAACATCACCACCGGCTGCGTTTAACAACATTGTAATCATTGATTCAACATCATCACCTACATAACCTGCTTCAGTCAAACTTGTAGCATCAGCAACAATAAAGGGAACTTCTAAATATTTGGCTACAGTTTTTGCTAATAGTGTTTTACCAGATCCAGTAGGACCAATTAATAATACATTACCCTTTTGGATCTCTAAATCTTTAGGAGGATTGTTAATACGTTTATAGTGATTAGCAATAGCTACACTAAGAACCATTTTAGCATTCATTTGACCAATGATATGTTGGTCTAGAAATTCTTTAATAGTTTCGGGATCAAATCTAATATCATTTTTTTCAATCTTTTCTTCTTCAGGGTTTTTATCATCATGCATTAATTGAGTACATAACTCAATGCAATCACTACAGATGGCTACATCTTCCCCTACAATGAGTTTGTTTACTACGTCTTTATGATTACCGCAGAATGAACAATGGCTTAATTTTATTTCTGTTGACATATTAATACTTATCTTAATTATTTTTTACGCATACTTTTTTAGGTACGACTGACAATTCAATTTTAGATGAATTGTGCAGGGTGTTTGCCAATTTACTATTATTTTGAATTTTCATTTCAATTTTACCTAGCTCACCTGCTTTTGTATTGATACCAATATTATTTGTTTTTATATAATTAATATTATAGTAACCACCTACATTTTTATGCAATTGGTTAGGTTTAAAACATTCACTATATTGTGTTTTATTGTGCAAATCTTTAATTTCCATATTAATGCTAACTTCATTCCAATCCATCATAGCATCTAATATTTTTTCAGTAATAATAAATTCATTAAAATAATATTTCTCAGATCCTATTCTTACAGTACCGGAATATTGTTGTGCAAATCCTTTTTCTGCTGACCAAAGTGATGGTTTTCCGTCTGCTACTATCTTTATAGCATCATGGAATGATGCAACATAATTTGGATTCCATGTCAATGTGTAGGGAATAGTTAATATTAAATTCCTATAGGCATCTAACTTGACAACATAATCACGTTGTTGTATATCATATGCCCGTCTCGGATAATCATTCAATACACTAGCAAGAATCCTATCACCATTTTGTTTATTTTCTAAGAATGATTTATATTGATTGTTATGTTTAGCACCGTCAAGGTTTTTGCTATCCTTACCCTTAGATAGGATCCTATCACTTAATCTAAGTAAAGATAACTTAACATCTATTACCAACTGAACCTTATTACCGATATTTTGTTGTGAGATAATTTTATATTCATCAACAAAGGCTGAACTATACGCTAGGATTTCATTCTTAACAAGTTTTTCGTTGTATGATTCACGTTCACTAGCAATCACTACACCAACTTGGTATTCAATTGCTTCTTTAAACGCATTGTTTTTTGCTTCTTCGTAGGTATGACCTATACCGGTAGTACGAATGTAATTATCAAATTTAGGAGTAGAGGCACATGCGGTAAGTATAAAACATACCGTTAGCAACAGTATACGCATAATTAATTACCGAATTTTTTACGCAATTGATTTGAAACTTTTTCGGATTCTTTGTCCCAACGAATTGTTACTGCAACTTCTTGTGGTCCAACTACTTCTTGTTTAATTACTTTAAACCCACGCAAAATACCCTGAGCATTAACACGAATGGTCTCATTT